TGTACCGAAACCCTTTTTGTACCGAACCTGAACGTGTCTATAGACACGTTCGGTACGTTTCGGTACACCAGAGGGGGTTTGCCTCGGTACATTTCGGTACGTTTCGGTACATTTCGGTACACGCTTCGGTACATCAAGCCTAATTACCGACTGTACCGACTTCGGTACATTTCGGTACAGTTCGGTACATCCCAGAGTTCTCCAAAACCATTGATTTCTTAGCCAAAGCCTCAAGACATTCCTTGAACCTTCTGGCATTCAAACCATGCCCTTTGGCGCTATCTCGCCACTCATCATAGTCCACCATTGCCGCAAAACCCTCAATCCCATCACTGGCTCTCTTGACCTCAATGGCAACCAAACAGTTGAGTGCAATGCGCTGGTTGCCTGACAGAACTACCCTCTTTTGGATGTTACCCATCAGGCCGGAGATGTCCACTGCCGTCAAATATGCACCCCGAACTGGCGCTCCATTCTTGTCTTGGATGGGCAAATCAACCTGAGTGATCTGAAAGTTCTTGGGTGCAGGCATCTCTGCATCCTTCATCTTTTTGGATTCAAAGGCTATGGTTTTAGTTCCACTGTCCAACTGGCAGCGATACTCCGCATCCAGTGCGCCCTTCAATGCCGTTGATCCCCGACTTCTATCCTTATCAGCCACACCGGAGTGGTGAACCACCAAGACACAACATTTCCAAGGTTGGCGCAAATAGACATCCAAGTGCTGAATGAACGCATTCATGTCTTGAGTTGAGTTCTCATCACCGCCGTGGTTTCTGGCTAGGGTATCAATGATGATCAAACTTGGAGTTGTGCCTGCTTGCGCTGACAACTCTTTGATGCTCTCAGCCACAACAGCCGCCTCTGTTGCATCGTACAACTGCGCTGCCCTATGGCTCTTGTACAGTGGCGCACCATCTAAACTCTGCCCATTGCCCAACTGCCATGCCTTGAACCGCCTAGCAAGCCCGTTATGCCCTTCGCCTGCGATGTAGAACACCGAGCCTTGCTTGACATCATGCCCATGCCAAGGCTTGCCAGTTGCCACACAACAGGCTATGTCAATGGAGACAAACGATTTACCACCGCCTGGGTCACCGAACACCTGCGCTAGGGAGTCACTCTCAATGTAGTCATCCACAATCCAATTGATTTGGCTCAGTTGCAGACTGTCTGCCCGACTGAACTCAAACGCCAACTTGTCCCGCATTGGGCCAGCTACGCGCTCGATCTGCTCTTTGACCGCATCCAAACCTTGCAAACAGTGCAGGTCATTGAAGTCTGTTGGCTTGTTGTCCACCATGTCAGACTCCCCAAATGATGGGTACACAATCTCCCCAAACACCAATGCCGCCGCCGCCCTGCCCTTCGTCACCCCAGGGTTGCCCTCAGTCCACTGATCATTGTCCGCACCAATGATGATCTTAGACCCCAAGAACATCTCTTTCGCGCTCTTGGCTACCTTGGCTAAGTTCCCACAATCAAACGCCACCAGAACTGTGTAGCCAGTAGCCTCATGGATCGAAGCGCAGGTCGCAAACCCTTCACCCACGAACACAATTTTTCTGTTGCCCCTCAGTTCATAAAACCCGCCCTCGATCTTGCCACCCTTCAAGAACCTTTTGTTGCCATCTGCATCAATGGTCTGGTACGACAAAATCTCCCCTGCCTGGTTAATCACTGGCACAACAAGTCTGCCTGCACGATCAATCTTGATCCCATGCGCCCCAACGTGCTTACGCACAAGGTAGGGATGATCATCACTGGCATCTGCATACGTCCCAACCTCATCCTCTGCACGTTCGGCAGCCACCGCCTGCGAAGCCAACCTGTCAGCATCCTTCTTGGCTTTAACCTCTGCCAACCACTTGTCATGCTCAAAGCGCTCAGTGAACGACATAGCCTTGCCTGTGTCTGCTATCCACTTGGCTTCAAACACAGGCTCTTTCCAACACCCTGCAATGCCAACTGGCACTTTGCCACTGGAGTGCAAGATGTACCAACCATCGAGCGCACCCTTCTTGGATGAGACATGAGCTACCCTGTGAATCTCACCATCTGCGATGATCTCTTTGATCAGCAGGCCAGATGCCTCACAGTGCTTCCTGAACCCCTCTTCAGGGTTAATCAAGTCTTGGCTCTCTGTTGCTGCGGCAAAGCCGTTGGGGAAAATAGAAGTTATTGATGTCATACAAATAAAAGTTGTTGTGTTTTTACAAAAGTTCCAGAGTCGTATCTTGTTGTTTCGCCTTTGGGATATGGTTGGATTTCGTATTTCAATAAATTAGTAAATTGTTTCTTTTGATATTTGTTCCCACATATAAACACATACCTATGTTTTTGGCTTCTTTCAGAATAATAAAAATCATCTTTGAATTTTTCTTTAAGTAGCTCTAGCGTCATGCCTTGGGCTAAATGTCTATTGTGTTTATGCTCTTGACCTTTGATGTTCCAATTAGTTCTTTTAACGCTAAGTCCTAAATAAATAAAATTACAAGCCTGGTAAACATATCCAACATGGCCTTGTCCTGTGTCAGCGTAAGAAATTACTATTGTTGGTTTTGGCAACAGTTTCATAGAATTTGCCACCAAAAAAGATGCTTGATTTTTGTCGTTATCCAACAAACACAACCGATTTAATTCGACAACAATTGATTCTTGTTCTTTGCCACAAATTCCTCTAGCAACCATTGGTGAACCTGGCAAACCATAGGTTACAACACCAATAAGTTTGCTTCCTTCATACAGACCAAAAGCAAACATAATCATTGGCAATCTTTTGGCGTAATGCTTTTCAAGTAACCAAGGTTCAGCCTCAAAAGCGTTAATTGGTAAAACCTTCATTTAGGATTCTCCATGCTGTTGCCGCCACTCTTGGTACTTGTGCATTTCCAATGGCTTTAATTCTGTCCACTTGTCCGGGAAGTCCATTATGAGTTCTACAAAGTCCGGGTGATAGTATTGAGCGCAATCCTGGCTCGTCCTTACCCACTCTGTCGTAAAACTTGCTCTGTATTCTTGGCTTCCCCAATACCGCTTTTTTGCCGCCCCTCTCCACATACTTGTGACGGGGGTTGGTAGCCAACAACCAAATTCGTTCTCTCCGATGGGGTAGTCCAATGCAGTCTGCGCCCAACACTCCCCATTTCGCATCAAACCCCATTTGGGCCAAGTCTCCAAGAACTCGTCCAAGTCCCCGAGAAGTGAGCATTGGTGAGTTTTCCACGAACACGAATCTGGGCTGAACTTCACAAATGATCCTCGCCATTTCTCGCCACATTCCAGAGGCTTCTCCATCGATTCCGGCTCCTTTCCCTGCGGCACTAATGTCGGTGCATGGAAAGCCTCCAGATACAACGTCAACAATTCCTCTCCACGGCTCTCCTCTAAAACTTTGTACGTCATCCCAAATCGGGAAAGGCGGGAGAAGCCCATCATTTTGTCTGGCGCACAATACGCTTGCGGGGTACTGCTCCCACTCGACTGCACAGACTGTTCGCCATCCGAGAAGTTTCCCCCCAAGTATTCCGCCACCAGCGCCTGCGAAAAGAGCCAACTCATTCACGTTTGCTCCACAAGTTCAGGCCAAATAGACTGCCAACTGCCCTGGCACACCATCTGCCGAGTAAGCCGCCCCTCGCTTGCCTGCTCTACCCGAACAGCCTCCCAAGCTGACATCTCTCGCCTGCCAGTGAGACATTGGTAGAGATACTGCTCATTGATGCCAACTTTTTCTGCCAGTTGTCGGCGCTCGTCTGGTGGTATTTGTGTGTTCATAGGACGCAAAGTCTAGCAGATTGCTTGAACAATCTCGTATTAGGGAAAGCACCTACACAAATAATTTAATTATTTCTAGCAAAACGCTTGACGATACCTAGCAAGATGCTAGATAATTCATCCATGCCAACGAAATTGTTCTTGGCATCACGCCGAAAGGCCAAAGGAAACAAAATGAACGTAACTTACAAAATCATCAAAGCAGAGTCAGAAACATCAACTGGCCGAATCGTCACTGTATGGCATGTGATTGATACAACCGACGGATTTGTGTGCGACGCATTTGATCTAAAACGTGATGCAGTTGCTTGGGTTGCTGCTTCAACTAACTAAACCAATCGGGGCTTCGGCCCCCAATCTGCCGCAAGGCCATAAAGGAAACACAAAATGAAACTTATCAGCATCAATCAAGCGTGTGGACACACAGCAGTTATTGTTGAAAAAAACAACATTGAATATTTTGTATCTATTGCTAACTACGGCGATAACAATGAAGTTTATGAAAACTTAAAGTTCCGCAAAATTCGCAAAGATTCCAAACTCCATCAAATGTTTTGTTCTTTTGCACAAAACAAAATTGCTCAACAAGCCGCAGCCTAATCCAACCCACGGGGCCACGGCCCCCGAAAGCACAACATGAAACACCACAAACATTTTTACTACCCCGAAGTCAAGAACGCCAGGCTCACTGCCCGCGCACAAGCAGGGCTTGACCTTCTCACAGCCCTTGCCATTGGCATCAGCTTGGCCGCCTTACTGGTTGCATGGTGGTCGGCATGACAACAGTCTGGATACCCATCAAACCTAAATTGACACGCTGTGAGATTCTTGGCGTATGTCAGTCCAAGCACAACCCAGCCTGCAACAAACAATGTAGGAGAGTCGCATGAACCCCACGCCTGCTTGCCCCCAAGGAATCATTGAGTTCGCCTGCGAACTCGAAGGTGTCGATCTGGTCTGCCATTTGGAGTACGTCCCCGAAGAACTTGGCGCACTCGATGGCCTTGGCTTACGTGATGAGCCTGACTACGCCGAAACTATGGAACTTGTCAGCGCCTACATCAAAGGCACAGACATAGACATTGGTCACTTGCTCTTGCAGGGCCTTGTTGACCACATCACAACCACCGCACTTGAGGACTATAAAAATGACGATCTCTGAACTGGCAACCCTGCTACGCAAAGCCAAGCAAGCCGAGAACGAAGCCAAGGCCGAGCGCCTTCGCATTGAGGGCTTGATTGAAGAACAATTTGCCAAGCCCGAATCTGGCGAAGGCATCCATAAGGATGAAGAGTTCTCAATCACTTGGAAACTCAACCGCACAGTAGATACTGATCGTTTATCTGCCGATTTTGACGATCTGCCAGACAACGCCCAGAAAGCATTTCGTTGGAAGGCTGAAGTTAATTTGGCATTCCTTCGCTCCCTCTCAGAAATTGACCCTTCTGCCTACAACAAGGCAGCAGTGTTCATCACTAGCAAACCCGCAAAACCATCCATTGAACTGAAAGACTAACATGGCATTCGATCTCTCATCCATCTCCAAAACCAAACGTGTACGCTCACCCAAGATTGTGGTGGTCGGCCAAGGCAAGATTGGCAAGACCACCTTTGCCGCCATGTCGCCCAACGCCATTGGCATCCTCACCGAAGACGGCGCTGATGCGGTGGACGCAAACGCCTTCCCACTGGCTTCTAGCCTGCCCGAGGTCTATGCCGCCATCGACACCTTAATCAACAAAGACCATGACTTCCAGACCTTGTTCATTGACAGTTTGGATTGGCTTGAACCCATGATCCAAGAGTATGTGTGCAAGCAGAACAATTGGAAAAACATTGAACAACCAGGCTTCGGCAAGGGCTACGTTGCCGCCGCCGAGGAATGGCGCAACCTGTTGTCTGGCCTAGAAGTCCTGCGCTCTGCCAAGGGCATGGGCATTATCTTGATTGCCCACGACAAGATCAAACGCATTGAAGACCCGTTGACCGAGGGGTATGACAGCCATGTCCTTAAACTGCACGACAAGGCCGCTGGCCTAGTGCAAGAGTGGGCAGATGTCATTGGCTACGCAGGCTACCGCATCTTCACTAGCAAAACCGATGCAGGGTTCTCTAAGAAAGAAACCAAGGCCACGACAACTGGTGAGCGCATCTTGCACGTTGAACCCCATCCGGCTCATTGCGGTGGTAACCGCTTTGGCCTTCAGAATATGCCGCTTGACTGGACGGCATTCCAAGCAGCGCTTACCCAAGCGCAGTCTTGATCACCCCAGTTCGTAACTTAACTTTTTAGGAAATTTATCATGGCTCAGTTTAATTTTGACGCATCCCAAGTCGCACCCCAACAGTCTACAGGCCCACTGCCTGCCGGAACTTATTTGGCTCACATCACCGAATCTGATGTGCAGCCCTTGAAGTCTGGCAACGGCGAAGGCTTGAAGCTGACATTCGAGATCATTGACGGCCAGTTCAAAGGCCGCAAAGTGTGGGAGAACTTGAACATTCGCCACACAAGCGAAGACACCCAAAGGATTGCCCAAAGCCAGTTGTCAGCGCTTTGCCACGCCGTGAACGTCATCAAGTTGATGGACACTGCCGCCCTGCACTTCAAGCCAGTTCGCATCAATGTGACTGTGCGGGAAGCTGTTGGTCAGTACAAGGCAAGCAACAACATCAAGGGCTATGAGGCCGCAGGCGGTGGTATCAGCGCATCAGCTACTGCACCAACCCCTGCGCCTGTTGCCGACACCCCTGCATGGCCGACACCCGAGCAAGAGGCCGCCAAGTCTAAAGCACCTGCTTGGGCTAGAAAATAATGGCTTTACTTCCACAATCAGTTACTGATCCTGTGGCCGATGCCATCTTTGCCCATTACAAGGCAAAGTTTGGCTCGGAATCTCAGCGCCCTTACCTTGGTGCTTCGGCGATTGGCAAACCCTGCCTGCGCCAGCACTGGTACTCATTCCGGTGGTCTAAGCCTGCACAGTTCTCTGGTCGCCTATACCGAGTGTTTCAGTCTGGTCACCTGCAAGAACCTAGAGTTTATGCAGACTTGTCTAGCATTGGCTGCACAGTCTTCCAAATCAACCCTGCAACTGGTCGCCAGTGGTCATTCACAGAACCCGCCACAGGCCACCATTTTCAGGGCAATGCCGATGGCATCATCACGGGCCTGCCGCAAGCGCCGAAGTCTCCGCACCTCTTAGAGATCAAGACCGCATCTGACAAAATGTTCAAAGAAATGCAGAAATTTGGCGTAAAGAAGTCCAAGCCCGAACACTACGCGCAGATGCAAATATACATGAAGTGGTCAATTGATCAGTTTGGGGAAGATGGTTGTCATCGTGCGCTTTACTTTGTGGTCAACAAAGACAACGATGACATCTACACCGAGCGCTTGGAGTACGACAAGAGTGAAGCGCAGGAGATCATCAACAAGGCAATGGCTGTGATTACCGCACCCGAGCCGCCAGTTGGCGTTTCTACTGACCCCACTTGGTTTGAGTGCAAGTTCTGCGACTACCACGCCATTTGCCACGGCACAGACGTTCCTGCCCCAACTTGCCGTTCATGCGTTCATGCCACGCCTGAACTGGATGGCAATGCAGTTTGGTCATGCGCCTCTCACAGCACAGTCTTGTCAGAAGGTATGCAGCGCAAGGGTTGCAATGATCATCGATTCATTCCCATCTTGCTTGCCAAAACAGGCCATCCAGTTGACCTTGATCAAAATGATAATGTGATCTACAAAATGGCAGATGGCAAACAGTTTATCAATGGCGATCCAGACAAAAACTTTGATCACATCAGTAGCGCAGAAATCCATGCCTGTGCAGACAAGACCGCCTTGGTGGACGAGTTTGCTCTGGGCCTGCGTAAACAGCACAATGCGAGGTTCGTATGAAAACCCCACCAATTGACAACATTACATTGAGAGACTATTTTGCCGCCCAAGCGGTCATTGGCCTGCTTCACCAAAGTCAGCCCAATGTTTATGACCTAGCGCGAGATGCTTATAAATTGGCAGATGTCATGCTTGAGGAGCGAGAACTTGATCCTTCGTGACTATCAGTCTCGCGCAGTCACAGACCTGTTTGCATGGTGGACTAAGCACCAAGAGGATCACGACATCCCCTTGCTTGTGCTACC